CAAACAGAACACCACCTTTCAGGGTGTAGATGAGGCCTTCACCCCTAATGTAGACGATGACATCAAGAGACTGGCAGACATCTCTGGGTATTCTCTCTCTGTCATCAAAGGGGGCAAGGGAGAAGAATAAGTGGAAGGTGCTCCAGAAGAACACCAGCTAAAACTAAGAGAGAACCTGTATCTCAGAGCAGTGGACACTGCCAGAACAGACTTCTTCTCCTATGTCAAGTTTATTGCTCCCTCCCTTGTCTCAGACTTCAAGGTAGGCAGACACATAGAGGTGCTCTCCAGAAAACTGCAGAGAGTGGTAGATTCTCCTGACCCACAGAGACTGATGGTGTTCCTCCCTCCCCGCTCCTCCAAGAGCCTGCTCTGTTCTCAACTGTTCCCCTCTTGGTACATTGGTAACTACCCCTCTCACGAAATAATGAGTATATCTCACTCTGACCAGCTGGCCTCAGACTTTGGTAGAACTGTCAGGGACATCCTCAAGATGCCCCTCTACCAAGAGATATTCCCCGGGGCAACGCTCAGAGAGGACGTAAGAGCAGCTGGTAAGTGGAAGACCAAGCAGAACGGTATCTACTACGCAGCGGGAGTACGCTCACAGATAGCAGGGCGGGGAGCACACATTGCACTGATAGATGACGCCATGTCAGAGGAGGACGCTTTCTCAGAGGCAGGGCGCAGGTACATCAAGGAGTGGTATCCCTCTGGTCTCAGAACACGCCTGATGCCTAACGGCTCTGTCATCATCATCAACACCAGATACCACGAAGATGACCTGTGCGGGTGGCTCCTCAACAACCAGTCAGAGGATACCATACCTTGGGACGTTGTCTCCATACCAGCGTGGCTAGACGAAGAATCAGCACAGATGCTAGACCTTCCAGAGGGTTCCTCCTACTTCCCAGAGTGGAAACCAGACGAACTCCTCAGACTAGACGAAGCAGAGATCAGAGCCAACAATGGGTCCAAGTACTGGCAGGCCCTGTACATGCAGAACCCTACTCCTGACGAGGGGTCCACCATCAAGTCTCACTGGTTTCAGAACTGGGAGCTAGAAGACCCACCAGAGTGTGATCTGGTTATACAGACCTATGACACTGCCTTCTCCACCCGGAGCACAGCTGACTACTCTGTGATACAGACATGGGGCATCTTTGACTGGCTCATCACAGACCTAGCAGGAAGAGAATACCTAGCACCTAACATGATCCTTCTGGGAAATGTCAGAGAAAGACTAGAATACCCAGAACTGAGGAGGACAGCACAAGACCTCTACGATGATTACAAACCAGACATCTGCATCATAGAAAAGAAAGCATCTGGTCAGAGCCTGATACAGGACATGAGAAGAGCAGGACTTCCTGTGTTGGATTACCTACCGGATCGTGATAAAGTATCCAGAGTACATGCAATTACACCTCTCTTAGAATCTGGGCGCATATGGCTTCCCAGAGGAAGAGAGTGGTCAGAAGACTTATTCGCAGAGGCTATACAATTTCCATACGGGAGGCACGATGATCAAGTAGACGCAATGGCAATGGCAATACACTATCTAAAAGAATCTTGGCACTTGTCCCACCCTGATGATCCCGACTACGAAGAAGACGAAAGCCAACCTAAAAATAAAAAGACTTATTGGAACTGGAATTAAAGTGGCCTACCTAACTTCTAACATACCTTTTTTCAGGTGTTTAGTACGAAAAGAATTTACACATAACCACGAAGACTACCAAGGAGAATACCTACACGCACTGGCAATAGCAGTCAACACAATACCAGACAGGTGTCTTAGTTTCAATGTTGTATTTACGGGTTGTGAAGCAGAAGATGGTGAGGATAATCTACACGGCGGGGCCATGTGGGCCAGAATGCCTATCACTGGTCTTGTTTCTGACACTCCGTTAGACGAGTTTCCAGAGCTTATGCCCACGCACTTTGCACAACCGTGGGACTGCTCTTCCAGAGATCACTCTGTAATTTTCATGGACCGTATATCTTCTAGTCCATGGCTTTGTAAGATAGGAGGTGTATTTCATACAGGTAGATACCTGTTCACTGTAGACTACACAGGAACTGCAATTGCAGATGACCCTGCACAGCACAAGCAGTCTCACGTTCTAGAACTTACAGATGCAGGAGCCTACACAGGAAATATTGTAGCTCTTCCAAATAACAGGGTAAGAGTGACAAATCCTGCAATGTGGACAAACGGAGAAGGTGCACCAGACTTTGTACCTAGTCAGTATGTTCACTCTGCAGAAATCCATAACAGTTACATGGACCCTTATACAACTTTTAACAACCTTTATCAGCAGGAGGACATAGAGAATGGCCAAGATGAAGATGAAGAAGAACAAGAATGGTAAAAAGCCTGTTGCCAAGAAGTACGGTGGTAAACCAAAGATGCGTATGAAAATGGGCGGTAAGCCCAAGATGCGTATGAAAAGAGGCGGCAGAGCCAGATAAAGGAATTAAACAATGGCAGTTGAGCGTAACCCGCTAGAGGCAATGGAGCCAGAACTCCAAGAAGAAATGCCTGTGTCTAACTTCAGTGTCATGGGAGATACCCCTTCCATAGAAGCAGAGATGATGGCAGAGAACATTGTAAACTTTATGCCAACAGAAGACGGTGGCGTAGAGGTAGAGTTTGGAGAGATGGAAGAGCTAACTATCTCTGGCCCCATGGGTTCCCACTTTGAAAACATAGCAGAGTTTCTGGAAGAAGGAGACCTAGAAGAAATAGGTTCTATGGTCTATGACAGTTACGAAGCAGACAAAGAGTCAAGACAAGAGTGGGAACAAATCTTTGAGCGTGGTTTTGATCTTCTGGGTCTCAAGCTAGAAGAAACCACAGAACCCTTTGACGGTGCCTGCACAGCTGTCCACCCTCTCTTGATAGAATCTGTTGTCAAGTTCCAGAGCAAAGCCTCTCAAGAACTCTTCCCGGCAGGTGGACCAGTAAAGTCTCAGATCATAGGAGCTTCTACCATTGAGCGCGAAAAACAAGCGCAACGTGTCAAGAACTTTATGAACTATCAACTTACTCAGCAAATGCCTGAGTACTTTGAAGAACAAGAGCGTCTGCTGTTTCACCTCCCGGTGATGGGTTCTGCCTTTAAGAAAATATACTATGATCAGCTACTGGAAAGACCAGTGTCAGAACTGGTCCCAGTGGATCACTTCTATGTATCCTACAATGCCAAGGACCTCAGAACAGCTGACCGTTACACGCACCTGATCTTTCGTTCTGTAAATGATTTTAGAAAAGATGTAGTATCAGGAATGTATCTAGACGTAGACCTAGGTAAGCCTTCTGCTCCTGATATTCCTGAGATGACCCAGAAGATGGACGAACTCATGGGTATTGATTCTTCTGGTATTGACCTAGAAGACCCTCAGTATGTTCTCCTAGAGCAGCACTGCTACCTAGACCTACCAGAACCTTACAATGACCCTGACGGTATTGCTCACCCCTACATTGTAACCATAGACGAGAAGAGCAAGAAGGTTCTCTGCATCAGAAGAAACTACAAAGAGGGTGATCCCAAGAAAGAAAAGAAGAACCACTTTATTCACTACAAGTATGTACCGGGATTTGGTTTCTATGGTCTGGGACTTATTCACTTCCTAGGTAACCTGACCATGACAGCTACCACTGCCATGCGTTCTCTGGTAGATGCAGGACAGTTTGCCAACCTCCCCGGTGGTTTCAAAGCCAGAGGTGTGAGACTGGTGGGTGATAATGAACCTATCTCTCCCGGTGAGTTCAAGGAGGTGGAGAGCACAGGCATTGACCTGAACAAAGCCATCATCACACTCCCTTATAAAGAGCCATCACAGACTCTGATGGGCATGATGCAGTTTGTCATAGGCGCAGGACAACGGTTTGCAGACTCCACAGAGCAGGTAATTGCAGATTCTAAGAACTCTGGCCCTGTTGGAACTACCATGGCCCTGCTAGAAGCCTCTTCAAAGTTCTTTTCTGCCATTCATAAACGACTTCACAAGGCACAGAAGGATGAGTTTGAGGTACTGGCGCAGATAAACTTTGACTTTCTCCCTTCCTCCTACCCGTATCAGGTGGTTGGAGGAGACCAAGAGGTGTTCAAGCAGGACTTTGACGGGAGAATTGACGTAATTCCTGTCTCTGACCCCAACATTCCGTCCTCTGCACACCGTATGGCACTGGGACAGCTGGCAATTCAGCTGGCAAGTCAGACGCCTCCGGGTACTTTTAACATGCCAGCCCTCTACAGAGAGGTTCTTACAGCGGCAAACTTCCCAAATCTAGACGAAATTCTCCCACCGGAGCAAAAACCACAGCCTCAAGACCCTCTGGCAGACATTATCTCTGCCACCAAGGGTCTTCCCATAGCTGCATTCCCGGGGCAGAACCATGAAGCACATATTCAGTTCAAAACTTCTTTCCTCAAGGACCCTGCCACGGGCGCAAACCCCATGATGAAGCAGATTGTGCCTATTATCAACGCAAATGTCAGAGATCACATGATTATGAAGTACCAAGAGCAGGTTCTTGGCATGGTCAAAGCCTCTGGTGTTGCAGATGACCCACAAACTACAGAGATGGTCATGGCACAGGCGGCAGAAGAAGTGGCAAATGCCAACGCTGCCATGGGAATTGCACAAAGTCCAGAGCAACAGATGCTTCTACTGGAGAAAGAACGTCTTGAGTTTGATAAACAGAAAGCAGAGATGGCAGCTGCCAAGGATTCTGCTGATATTGCCCTCAAACAAATGGACATGGACATAAAAGCCAAGGAGAACATGAATGATCTGGTTCTCAACGTGGGTAAAATGGAAGCAGACGAACGTAAAGAAAACCTGAAGGCTCTGGAAGCAGCTGCTAGACTAGAAATAGAAAAGCAGAGGGTAGACGATGACACTGAGCTTAAAGCTGCTAACACTGCTATGCAAACTTTGCAATCCATTGGAAAACGTATCAGAGGTAATGATGAGTGATAAAACAAATAGTTTAGGACCAGTCTACTCTGGCATGAATCAAGAAGAGCTAATGGGTTTAATAAACCAAGCAAGAGCTTCTACTGCCTCTCCAGAACAACAAGAGACTGCTCGTAGAATAGATGAGGAGCTAGACCCCGGAGGTGTCATGCGTAGCAGGTTTCAAAGACCTGCACCTACTGCACCTGCACCTGCACCTGTGTCTAAAGGATTAACAGCTACTCCTCAAGTACAAGAACCAAAGGAAGAATCAGATATGTTTGATTTTAATGCTATAAAAGAATATATAACAAATATATTTAGTTCCCCCTCTCCCTCTGCTCCCAGTGCCAGCGTGCCTCTGAAACCAGAAGTAAGAAAAGAAGAAGAAGGAGACGGTGGACCAGCTGGTGAGCCTACCCGTGATGATGCTTTTATAAACATAATTAAATACTATGAAGGAAAGCCTATACTGAAAGCCAAAAAACCTGTAAAAGGTGATCCTTATACCATTGGCTATGGAAGGACCAGAGACCTTAAAGGAAATCCTATTACCAAAGATACTAAAATTACAGAAGAGCAAGCAGATCAAATGTTACGAGAAGACCTTGGTACTCGTATAAAGGAAATTAAAAGAGCTTATCCTGATTTTGAATCTTACCCTGCAGAATTGCAATTACAAATAACTCAGTCTTACTACAGAGGAACTTTGACTCCCAAGCATAGTCCTAAAACTAGAAGACTTATAAATCAAGGAAAATTTAAAGAAGCTGCCACAGAATTTTTAGACAATGAGGAATATAGAACAGCAAAGAAAAGAGGTAGGGCTGGAATTAAAAACAGAATGGACGATGTAGCACAAGCCTTACGCAATATGGAAAATACTAAACAAGCTTCTACGGGTGGAAGAGTAGCTAGTAACCCTAACCCTTACGAACCAAGAGCTATTTAGAATGCCCCTGACTCCCGGTAAAAGTAAGAAGGCTATCTCTGCAAATATCAAGAAGCTAAAATCAGAAGGTTACGATCAGAAGCAGGCAGTGGCAATTGCAATGTCAACCTCTAAGCGTTCTCCCAAACGAGTATCTAAAAAAAAGCGTAGGATGACAAGAAGAAAATAGATATACTTCTGTTATGGATATATTCCAAGAAATAAAAGATGCTTTTCAATTCAAGCAAGAAAGTTTAAAAAATTTGCTTGCAGAGGGACAAGTAGAGGACTATAACCAATATAAGCAGATAGTAGGCACACTCTCAGGAATTGAGTGGGCATACACTGAACTAAACAAAATTGTCAATAATAGAATGGAGAATGATTTAGACAATGATTAATCCTAATTTAGCAGGAGCTATTACAAATGATTCGTGGGTCACAGAAGGAGAACACCCGGACCCGGAGGTTCTTCCAGAGATTCCGGGGTATCATGTTCTGGTTCGCCCTGTCAGTGTCAAGCCAAAGACCAAAGGAGGAATTATCCTTCCAGAGAAAGCTAGGGATGACATTGCTTACCTCACCACGGTGGGCCGTGTACTCAAGGTAGGAACTCTGGCCTATGAAGACAAGGACAAATTTCTTGGTGGAGCTTGGTGTAAAGAGGGTGACCACGTATGTTATCAGAAGTTGGTAGGCACAAAGTTTGTTTACAAAGGTGTCAAGCTGCTTCTTATCTTTGACGATCAAGTTCTGATGAAGATTGACAACCCAGAAGATTTAGATACCACCCTTGTATTAGGCACTTAAATGTGTTAAATATATTATTATGGCGTAACCTTAGTATTCGCACACTATGAGGAGATACTACGAATGTCGGAAGAACAAGTAGAAGCAAAAGAAAACGTAGCGGAAGAGCTAACAGAGTGGAGTGAGGTTGATCTTTCTCCTACAAATGAACAAGAAAAAATTGAGTTTGAAGTTGAAGACGCTGAACCAGAGGTAGAAAGCAAACCAGAGATAGAAGAAGCGTCTCCTGAACCAGCAGCAGCAGAAGCATCCAAAGAACTTCCTGAGTTGGAAGGTATAGAGACCAAAGGTGCTGAGAAAAGAATTAGACAGCTGGTCAAACAAAAGAAAGAGCGGGAAGCTCGTATTGAACAGTTAGAAGCAGAGCGTCAGCAGCTTCTTGAAACTGTTACAGAAAAAGATAAAAATGCTGTAGATATGCACAAGGTCAACTATGACCAGTCTGCAAAACAATTACAGCAGCAAGCAGAGTTAGCAAAGCAGTCCTATCTAACTGCTTATGATTCTGGTGATAAAGAAAATATGTTGAAGGCTCAAGAGCTTCTAAATCAGACGCAGGTAGAGCTAAACAACATTGAACAGAACAAGAACCAACTGTCTCAGTACGAAAGAACACTAGAAGCAAGAGAGACTCAGAGACAACAGCAGCAGCTGCAGGCACAGCAGCAGCAGCAGCAGGCAGATACAAGTGAATATGATCCCATGGCTGTGGAGTGGAGTCAAAAGCCTGAAAATAATTGGTTTGGTTCAGACAACATTATGACTGTGGCGGCTTTAACAATTGATGCTCAGTTAAAAGAAGAAGGTTATAATCCAGCATCTCCTGATTTTTATCAAGAGGTGGATTCAAGAATGAGACAGGAGTTTCCTCACAAGTTCAACCAACAGGTTGTAGAACAGGAAGTTCCTGCTCAAAGAGCTACTCAACAGGTGGTGGCAGGGCAGTCGCGCAGTCCTACCAACTCATCCTCTAAAAAGGTCAAGCTTACTCAAGAAGACGTAAGAATGGCACAGAAGTGGAATATACCTCTTGAGAAGTATGCTGCTGAAAAAGCACGGGCAGACCGTGCAGCAGGTGAGTATGTACCTATCAGTGGGTAAGTTAGCGCGTAATAAAAGAAACAAAGGAGCGTTTAAAGATGAGTAAAACAAGTAGTAGAGCAACTCAAACTAGGGAAACTGAAACGAAAGAATATACATATACTGAGCCTAACTGGCTAGAAGTTCCTGACCCTGTTGTAGACAGATTCACCAATGAAGACATGGTTCTCCGTTGGATACGCATCTCCCTCAAAGGTGATGATGACTATAAGAACGTAGGGAATAAAATGAGTCAAGGTTGGGTATTTGTAACCCCGGAAGAAGTTCCTGAAATGTTACATTCTGCAACTGTTTTAGATGCTGGTCGCTATTCAAATTGTGTTGTACGGGGGGATGTCGCTCTTGCCAAGATGCCCCGTGGTAAAGCAAAGGCCAGAAATGATTATTATCAGGACAAGGCAAACGCCATGATGGACGCTGTAAATCAGCAACTGATGGCAGCTTCTGATTCTAGAATGCCCATTTCAAATAATAGCAAATCTAGTGTAACCAAGGGTAGAATGCCACAGTTTCAAAATTAACAGACTGCTGTTTATTCTACTCATCTTTAAAGGAAAGGAGATGGTAGTATGACTACTACAAAAGCCCTTAATGGTCTCACTCCTTCGCGTCGGTACTCTGGTGGTGCCAACACCCTGAAGACGAAAAACTACCGCATCAAAACGGGTGCGGCGGGTAGCATGTTCACGGGTGATCTGGTCCACGTAAGAGAAGGCTTTGTTTCTGTTGTTGGTAATGACAGCGGTGCCGCTGATCACCCCATTGGGGTTTTCATGGGGTGCTTCTACGAAGAAGACGGTGAGCCAAAGTTCCGTAAACATTGGCCCACGGGAACTTCTGCCAGCAATGCCTACGCGATTGTAGCTGATGATCCCCACGCTACGTTTGAAATTCAGTGTGATGCCAGTTCTTCTGTTGGTGACATCATGGAGTTCAACTTTGAAGTGACCAGAGGTGCAGGTTCTACCTTCACTGGTCGTTCAGGGTTTGGTCTTGATGTTGCGTCCAGAACTTCTGGTGTGGCGGCTATGTTCCGTATTATTGATTTCGTTGACGAACCCGGCAATGACATTGATAATGCTTCGGAGCGTGCCTTCCCGGTTGCTGAAGTTCAACTTATCCACCACCAGTTGACCCGTGTGTCATCTGGCGCGTAACCTGAAAGGAGCTTAGACAATGGCTATTAACAGAGCTAGTATTGCCAAGCAGCTTCTGCCGGGACTCAATGCCGTTTTCGGTATGGAGTATGGAGAAGTTGCAGATGAATACAGCGTTCTCTTTGAGGTAGAGAACTCTGATCGTGCATTTGAAGAAGAAGTTCTCTTCACTGGTTTCGGTAAAGCACCTGTCAAAGGTGAAGGTGCCGCTGTTCAGTATGACAATGCACAGGAGAGCTTCACGGCTCGCTACACGCACGAAACCATCAGCCTTGCTTTTGCTGTTACGGAAGAGGCAATGGAAGACAACCTGTATGACACGTTTGCCAAGCTACGTGCCAGAGGGCTTGCCCGTTCCATGGCCAGCACCAAGCAGACCAAAGCTGCTGATGTTTTCAACAACGGTTTCAACACGGCCTTCACGGGCGGTGATGGACAACCGCTGTTCAGTGCAAGCCACCCTACGGTAGCTGCTGGTTCTCAGAGCAACCTTATCGGCACTGCTGGTACGGTTGATCTCTCTGAAGCTGCACTGGAAACTGCGTTGATTAGCATTCAGACGCAAGAGGATGATAGAGGAATTATGATCGGTTCTAACGCGGTATCTCTCCACGTTGCGCCGGGAAATCAGTTTACGGCAGATCGTATTCTGAACAGCCCCTATCAACCAAATACGGCTGATAACAACATCAACTCCATCAACCATCAGGGAATGATCCCGAATGGTTACTTTGTGAACAAGCGTTTCCAAGACGCGGATGCGTTCTTCATCAGAACTGATGTTCCCAACGGAACAAAGATGTTTGTAAGAGCGCCGCTTGCCACGAAGATGGAACCTGACTTTGACACGGGCAACCTCCGTTTCAAGGCCAGAGAGCGTTACAGCTTCGGCTTCTCGGACTGGAGATCATTCTTCGGTTCGCAGGGTGCCTAAAGCATTCTACGGTGGAGGGGCTGTAAAAGGCTCCTCCACTATTTCTTCTTCTTTAACATAGTTGAATGGCACTTCGGGTGCTGGTCTAGGAAAGGACTGTTCAATATGCCTACACATTTTCCAAATGGAGTTTCTAACAGAACAAAAGGTCATCCCCTTTTTAACTACCCCTATTTAGACCCTTCAAAGTACTACACGTACTTCGATGATTTCTTTGAGTACCACTCTGGTATCTATACCATCACCACCACTGAAGCTGGTTCTGGTAATGCCTCTGAGGCAATCACCTCTGGTGCAGGTGGTCAACTCTTGATCACCAACGATGATGCAGACAATGATCTGGACTTCTTCCAGCTGAAGGGTGAGTCTTTCAAGTGGGATTCTAGCAAGAGAATGTTCTTCTCTGCTCGGTTTAAAACCAATGACGCAACGCAGTCAGAAATTGTCATGGGTCTTCAGATCACTGATACGACTCCTCTTGATGTCACAGACGGTATTTTCTTCCTTAAAGTTGATGCGGATACAAAGCCTGATCTTATCATTGAGAAGGACAACACTTCTACTCTGAGCATTCTAGAGATG